GTTACAGAAAAGGCAAGGGCAAGTTAAGTCATGGTTGGATGCTCTGAATGGAAAAACTGGTAGGATACATTGTAGAGTACACACAATGGGTACTATAACACACCGAATGTCCAGTAGTAATCCAAACTTACAGCAAGTAACAGCAAGTGGTAAAGAATATGGTTCTCGTATGAGGTCTTTATTTATTGTGCCAGAAGATAAGGTACTGGTAGGTGCAGACTTATCAGGATTAGAACTCAGATGCCTCGCCCACTATATGAAGGATGATAACTATACAAAGTCATTGTTGACTGAGGATATACATACAGTTAATCAAAAATCTGCTGGATTAGATAATAGGGATAAGGCAAAAACATTTATCTATGCTTTTCTTTATGGTGCAGGTGATGGTAAGATAGGTAGTATAGTTGGAGGTAGTGTAGCAGAAGGTAAAGAATTAAAAGAGAATTTCCTAAACAACACACCAGCCTTAAGAATTTTGAGAGAACGAGTAGGTAGAGCATCAGAAAAAGGATATTTAAAAGCATTAGATGGTAGACACATAATAGTTAGGAGTGAACACGCCTCTCTTAATTTCCTACTACAAAGTGCAGGTGCAATTATTTCTAAGAGAGCATGGGTTATCTTTCATGGATTAGCCACACATTTAGATTACAAACAACTCGGTGTAATACATGATGAGATACAAATTGAGTGTAGTCCAGATGATGCTGAGGATATAGGAAAGTTAGCAGTCAAGGCTATGGAATTAACAACAGATTATTATAAACTAAACTGTCCAATAACTGGAGAGTATAAGATAGGGAGGAGTTGGAATGAAACACATTAAAATTATAAAAGAAGATGTTGACTTAGCTAATGAAATGTCAGCTAGTATGGGCACTCTTAATAATTCAATCACAAGAGGTAAGGGAAATGTAATTGGGTTTTTAGGGGAGATTATTGTAGCAAAAGAATTGGGCATTACTTTGGATAACACATATGATTATGATTTAATATTTAATAATAAGAAGATAGATGTTAAGAGTAAGAAGGTGTCATCAGCACCTAGAGATTACTATGAATGTTCTGTAGCGTCATTGAATACTAAACAAAAGTGTGACTTCTATATGTTTACCAGAATAAAAAATGACCTATCAGAAGGGTGGATTCTTGGGTGTTTAGAGAAAGAGAAGTACCTAACAAATTCAAAGTTTTTAAAGAAGGGTAGTATAGACCCTGATAATAACTGGAAGGTGTTAACAGACTGTTATAATTTACCTATAAACAAGTTAGAAACCATAGAGCACCTAAGAAAATGAAGGATAAAATAAATCCAGACTACTACACACAAGGTATAGATTGTATTGATTATATCACCTCAAAGAACATGAGTTTTCTTGAGGGAAATGTGGTAAAATATGTAACTCGACATAGAATGAAAAACGGACTAGAAGACCTAGAAAAAGCACAATGGTATCTGACTCGTTTAATAAGGGATTATAGCACTGTAGAACAGCGTGTTGAAGATGATGATGACACAGTTGAATATGATGCAAGAGGCAGAGAATTATAACAAGAAGGGAGAAGAAAGTGAGTAAGAGCATACACACAGTAATACCAGATGTATATGAAGTAATGAAGTCAAAGGATTATTCTGGAGATTTGAATTCAATAGCAATGCAATGTGGTCGTGAGGTAGAGGAGGCAATTAAGAATGCCTTTGAACCTTATGAGCAGAAGACAGACTTAAGAATGTCTAGCATAGGGAGATGTGAAAGGGCACAGTGGTATACTGTGAAAGGGTACACACCAGAGGAGATAGATGGGAGTGTGTACCTTACCTTTTTGCAAGGTCATGTGCTAGAGGCTATGCTTGTGGCTCTGATTAAATTATCAGGACACAGTTTAGAAGACCAACAAAAGAAACATACAGTCGAGGGTGTCAATGGTTCACAGGATTGTACTATTGATGGTGAGTTAGTAGACATTAAGACTGCAAGTGCTTGGTCTTGGGATAATAAGTTTACACCCACAGGTATAAAAGATGATGGCTTTGGTTACATCAAGCAATTATCTGCTTATGGTAAGACAGACAAGAGAAAGCATGGTTACTTCCTTGCTTTAAATAAAAACAAATCAACTCTTAAGCTGTGCAAACAGGAACTTGAACAAGATGTTGATACTTTTATTGTTGACTTGAAAGATAAAATGGAGTCGAATACACCGCCTATGAGAATAGCTAACGCTACTACTATGACTAAGTCAGGAGAGGAGAAGCTATGCATGACATGTGCATTTTGTGGATTCAAAGAGGACTGTTATGGTAGTTTAGATGCTAGACCTATTCCATCTGGTAAGATAACTAATTATTTTGTTGACAATACAGGAGCAAGTTTTTGAAACTACTACCAGAACTAAAAAAGTTTATTGCCTCTACTTATGATACTTGTTTGATATGCGATGAACTTGAAATTGAGCCAGAGGAAATATTAGATAAGTTTGAAGAGAAATTAATAGAAAAGAAAGACAGGTTTCTAGAAGATTTTGAGGAGAATTACTAATGGAATACTTATGGATGAGTGTTGGATTGATACTCGCTGGTGCTGTGGCTATATTCTTTACACATAAACAAGCATATGATAAAGGAATAACAACAGCAGTATTACTACACAGAAATGGTAGATTGAAATACAAAGACTACTATGATGAAGATGGCGAGAAGATGGTTGACATTGAAATCGCACCAATAGAGGATGAAGAATGAACACATTACCAAATGATTACCAGAATTTCATTGCACTAAGCAGGTATGCTAGGTGGCTACCAGAGAAGAAGAGAAGAGAGACATGGGAAGAAACAGTTGCCCGTTACTTTGACTTTATGGAAGAACATCTTAAAGAGAATACTACCCAAGAACTAGTGCCTAAGACAAGAAAAATACTAGAGGATGCAGTATGTAATCTAGAAGTTATGCCAAGCATGAGAGCACTTATGACTGCAGGTAAAGCACTAGCAGATAATAATATAGCAGGTTATAACTGTGCCTATCTAAGTGTTGACCATCCAAAAGCATTTGATGAGTGCCTCTATGTACTCATGCATGGTACTGGTGTAGGCTTTAGTGTTGAGAGACAGCACATAGCTAAGTTACCCGAAGTACCCGAAGAGTTAGTAGATGTAGAGGATACTATTGTGGTACAGGATAGTAAGGAAGGTTGGCAGTCTGCATTTAGAAAACTAATAAATTATTTATACAATGGAGAGATGCCTAGGTGGGATTTCTCAAAGATTAGACCTAAGGGTTCAAGACTGGCTACCTTTGGTGGCAGAGCAAGTGGCCCTGAACCACTACTAGACCTATTTAATTTCTCTAATAACTTATTTAAAGATGCAGTAGGCAGACAACTAACAAGCTACGAGTGTCATAGAATGATGTGTAAGATAGCAGAGGTAGTTGTAGTTGGTGGTGTTCGTAGGTCAGCACTCATCTCACTTAGTAACCTAACTGATGAGAGAATGCGTGGTGCTAAGACAGGTCAGTGGTGGATAGACACACCCGAAATGGCACTAAGTAATAACAGCGTATGCTATACAGAGAAGCCAGACATTGGTATTTTTATGAAAGAATGGACTTCTTTATATGAGTCTAAGTCAGGTGAGCGTGGTATATTTAACAGAGAAGCGGCAATTAAACAGGTAGCTTCTATTGGTAGGCGTGACACTGACCATGACTTTGGTTGTAATCCATGTAGCGAAATCATCCTAAGAGATGGTCAATTTTGCAACTTAACAGAGGTAGTGGTACGAGCAACAGACACACAGAGAGATATGCTCCGTAAGGTAAGATTAGCCACCATACTAGGCACATTTCAGGCAAGTCTTACTAACATTAAGAGACTTAGACCGAAATGGGTTAAAAATACAGAAGAAGAAGCCTTGCTTGGAGTGTCATTAACTGGTATAATGGACAACAGTTTCATGAATGGTAGTAATACTGATAGAGGTTACTACGGTAAACGGAACTTACCCGACTTCCTTTCTGACTTAAAGAAGGAAACAGTTAAGACAAATAAAGAATGGTCAGAACTACTAGGCATTAGCCAAGCAACTGCAACAACAGCAATTAAACCTAGTGGTACAGTCAGCCAATTAGTAGACAGTGCAAGTGGTATACACACTAGGCACAACGACTACTATTTCCGTAGAGTAAGAGCAGATGCTAAAGACCCTATCGCTCAGCTCATGGAAGACCAAGGCATACCTTGTGAAGCTGATGTAATGAAGCCCAACAGTGTTAAAGTATTTACCTTCCCAATGAAAGCACCTGATGGTGCTATACTGAGGAATGAAAGAACTGCTATAGAACAGCTAGAGTTATGGCTTACATACCAAAGATATTATTGTGAGCATAAGCCTAGTGTGACCGTAAGTGTAAGAGAGCATGAGTGGATGGAAGTAGGTGCGTGGGTATACAAGCACTTTGATGAGGTCAGTGGTGTTAGTTTCCTGCCACACTCTGACCACTCCTACCAACAAGCACCTTATGAAGACTGTACTAAAGCAGAGTACACCAAACTAGCTAAGAAGATGCCTAAGTCAGTAGACTGGGATTTGATTAGCCAGTACGAGTTAACAGATATGACAGTAGGTACTAAGTCATTGGCATGTACTGGTAGTGTCTGCGAACTTGTTGACTTAGTTGAAGAAGAGAGGGATGTAGAATGATAGAAACAGCATTACTTATCTTAGCACTTCAACTAATCATTATAAAAATGTTAGACTAATAAAGGAGTAAGTTATGTTAGAGAAAATAAAGAATGGTGCTGATGGTGCTATAGATGTAGGTATTAAGTTGATTAGCTTATCAATTGTATTACAGATTATCTTTGGACAAAAGGTAGCCTTCCTTACAGGAAATGTAATTG